TTCGCGGATCCTTCGTGTAGCGGCTGATCGCGTAGAAGTCGGCCACGTCGCCGTTCAGGACCAAAGCGTCGACCCGGTCGCCCTTCAGTTGATCGACGGCCGCCTTCAGGGCGACCTCGTCGTGATACGGAACGTGGATGTCGGACAGAACGCCGACGAGTCCTGTGGTCTCCAGGACCCACGGCCCCCACGGCTCGGCCTTCGATGGCGGCATGGCCGGAGCCTGGCCCGCCTGCCGCTTGGCCCGTGGCGTGATGTTCTGCATTTTCCGGCGGTGCAGTTCGCCGCAGATGCCGAACTGCCGGCGGATGCGGTTGTAGGCCGCGGCCAGCGTGATCGCACCGTTTGCCTCCGCGTGTAGGCGACGACCCAGCGTCTTCGCCGGAGCGTCCGGGTGAGCCGCGCACAGACGGCGGGCCATTTCGGTGATCGGGTCGCCGCCGTGTTGTCCCTTTGGCATCCTTGCCTCCGTGGTCGTGTCTGGCAGTGTGGCCCCGGTGGGCCGTGAGTCAATCGAGCGGCCTGGGCCTACTGGCCGAAATACGCTTGGGCGACAGCCTTCGCGGCCTTGCGGATCCTCCGCTGTTGCCGCTCGCCCCACGCGTTGAGCGCCGAGCGTCTCGCCGAGCATCCACACTCCCGGGCGCGAGTCCAGCGAGTGACCCGCGCTTCTGTGATCCCGACCGCCTTCAGGCCCCGCTCCAGGAGGTCGCCGATCTTCGCCGGCTTCCACCCGTCCGGGTCGGCGCCGCTGGAGACGATGTCGGCGAGCTGCTGGCGGCTGATCGGCTGGGCCGACGCCCGGCAGGCGGCGTAGACGCGGCGGCTCTTCACGCGAGCCACGCGGCCGCAGCGGGCGCACGTCGCCCGAAGCCGGTCGCCGTCGTGTTCGAAGAGGAAGTCGCAGAGCATCAGGAGCCCGCCGGCTGGATGGTGATGTCGTAGGTGTAGTCGGGACATGCCCGCTTGAAGAGGAAGCCGCGGCCGGTCATGTCTTCGGCAGCGAAACCTCCGCAGGCCGCATAGTTCGCTCGATACACGCCACCCGGACCCGCGCAGATGCCGGGCTCGTCGTGGACGGCGAGGTAGCCGTCTCCGCCGTTGGCGAACGTCAGGCCTGTGATCTGCCCGAAGGTCTCGCTCGTCGGATCGTCGTCGACGACGGCCAAGATCGAGGCCCCGGCGCCGTCGCTCGGCGATTTTTGCGAGATGTCGATCGTGATGTCCGCGACCAGGGCTGGAAGCGTCGCGTCCGTCTCGTAGTACCGGCCGCCGCCGTAGACCTCGACCGAGTCGATCTCACCGGTCACGCGGTAGAACTGGCCGTTGTTGAACGTCAGGTCCAAGGACTCGACCACGCCCGTCTCGTGGTAGTAGGCACCGCCGCCGTCGATCGCCACGCCAGTGATCGCACCGCTGCCGTCGACGCTGGTAACGCGGACTGTGGCCTGATAGACCTCCACGTCGCCGCTGGCCTTCACGACCGTGAACACGTCGTCCACCTGATAACTCGACCCGGCGTAGTCGATGGCCACGCTGTCGATTTCCCAGGTCTCGGGCGATCCCCCGAGCGAGGCGAGCGTGATCGACAATTCGGCCGTCGTGCCGGTGCCGGCCTGGTAGCCGCTGCCGCCGATCAAAGAAAGCGTCGGCTCGGTGATCGTGGTCGTGAGCGTGCCGAACGTGAAACCCTCAACGAGGTCGTCGCCAGTGGCACCGGCGACATCAAACAAGTCTCCGTAGGTGTAGCCGGTTCCGCCGTCGGTGATCGTCATCGAATCGAGCGCCCAATAGGGCGGCGGCCCCGCTTCCGCAGAGAGCGCGAACGTGACCGTCAGCCCCGAACCGCCGTTGTAGGCGTTGATCGCCAGCGTCGGTTCCTCGCGGACGCATCGGACCTCGAGGTAGGCCGGCTCGACTTCGTAGACGGGCACATCAAAATCGACAGTCAGCGTCGAGCCGTGGGTGTAGTCGGCCCCGCCGCCGCCCGATCCGACCGCCACGCTGGCAATCTGCCAGACCGGCCTCGACTGCTCGTCTTCGGTCTCGGTCCATGTGATGGCGAGGTCGGCCCCGGATCCGGTCCCGTGTGACAGCGTCACGGTCGGCTCCTTGCGGCCGATCTCGGCGTAGGCGCTGCCGGGATCGACGACCGTGGCCGCCGTCAGCGGCCCGTCGTCCACGCCTGGGACGCCTGCCGGATCGGTGGCGACCCCAAAGAATCCCGAACCGAAATTGCTTGTCGCCGAGAGCGTGACGAGCTGCTCCTCGAAGGCCCCCGGGCCCTCGATCTCGGTCTCGGTTGGCCAGGCGGAGAACGGCGAGCAGTCTTGCTCATCGGCGGCGAGCGTGTAGTCGGTTGTCTTCGTGCAATACTGGTTTCCGATGCCAATCCAATACGCCACCGCACTTGCGGTTATTTCTTCCGGACAGTTGTCGGCAGACCTTGGGCCGTACCGCATCAGGTTCACTGCTACGGATAGCCCGCTGCGTTCGGCCGTCAGAAAGTATCGGTTGAAACTTCCTAGCTCGGAGTTGTTGCCTGATGTCCAGCATGGATTTAGCAGGAATGATCCAGGGTGTGCGGCAAATCGCTTGACCGATGGAGTGCAATCATCGCAGAACTCCGGCTGGCGGTCGTCGTGATCCTGGACATCAAAGATCACCGTCCCCTCGTCGGACTGGCAGTCAAAATACAAGTCCGGCTGTGGGTCTGCGGCCTGCCACTTTCCGCGAGTCCCGACAAATGAGGCGGCGACCGTGTCGGAGTAAAAAACGCTCGGCTTGGGGCACGGCGAAACAACGGCTGTCAGGTTGGACTCGACGACGTTCTCCAGGGCTGGGCGAGGCGTGACGGACACAGACTCGCCGTCGACAAACTCCGTGTCGTCTGTGTTTCCAATGGCAAGCCCGTGGATCGGGTTAAGCCACGGCGAATAGGTTCCGTCGTCGTTTGCAAGTGCTGGCATCAAGACACGCGCGCCGCTCTCTTGACCCTCCAAAAAAAACATCGGGTAGGCGTTGGCCCAGTTCTGCCAGCCTGGATTTTCGTCGAGCGGATCGACACGCATCGGGACACTCTCAAAGCTGAAGGCGTGGATCCCGCCCCACGGCGTCGCCTTCGCGAGTTGCTCGCCCGTACCCTCCAGGGCGAAGTCGATCACGACCTGGCCAACCTCGTCGCGGCAGCACGACTGGCAGACCTGGCAGCACGACTGGCACCCGAACAGCATCCCCACCGGGTACATGCTGGCCGCGAACGCGAGCACGGCCCACAGCGGCAGGGCCGTCGGGTCGGACGCGAGGGCCGCGAGGATGTCCATCAGCACTCCGCCGCGATCAGGTAGAACTTCCCGTTCACGCCACGCATCAGGGCGACCCACTTGTTCGCCCCGACCGTGCCGAACTTGTTCACGCATCCCTCCAGCGTCCCGCCGCCTTGCGTCTCGTTCGGCGGCGTGCCGGTCTCCCAGAGCGTGATCGTCCGCGTGGTGCCCTTGGCCCACTCGGTAGAGGTCTTGCCGATCCGCACCGGCTCGCCGTCGTCGCCGCCAGCAGCGCGGAACTTGATCGGCGGCTGATCGCGGTTTCCACGCTCATAGGCCCGCGTGGCCGCCGCGATCCGCCGGGCGTCGTTCTCGTTGAACGTGACCTTACGAGCCATCGGGCAGTTGCCTCGGCGTGCCGAAGATCGTGTCGAAGTCCGCGGTCGGGTAGAGGTCGACGCCTGCGCCGCCGTTGATCACGTCCGGCGGCTCGCCCGCAGGCTTGGCCGTGCCGTCGCTCATCAGGGCGACGGGCTGTTTCACGGCCTTCCCGTCGCTCCCCACGATGGCCCGCCGCTCGCCCGATCCGGAGCCGGACCCGCCGTCGATCAGTTCCATGAAGCCGACATCCCACGGCTTGGCCTTCCAGGTGTCGGGCTCCAGGCGGAACTCCCAGCGGCTCTCGATGAACTCCAGATTCCCGCCGTCATCGTCGCCGTCGAGGCGGCTGATCGTCTGCTTCTTCGAGCCCTTGAAGTAACACTTCCAGGTCTTCGCGTCCTGGTTTGCCCACTCGGTCTGGTTGAGCGCCCCTGCGGCGGCCTCGATGTCGTCGTCGAGGTCGGTCTCGTCGGCGTAATACTTGGTCAGCGACCAGCTCGTCTCCTCGCGCTCGCGCTCCAGGCCCTCCAGGGGATCGCCGGCGGAGTTGACGATCATCTCGCCGTCGATGTCGGTGAACGCCGGGACGCTCGTCGTCCCGCCGGACCGCTCCCACACGTCCTCGGGGATCCCGTTCTCTGTGATCTTCTTTCCCGGGGGCGGCGAGTAGAACTGGACCGTGAGCATCCACCGCATCCCGTCGTCGCTCTCGGGCTGGAGATCGAACTCCTGGGCGAGGAGCCCGGGGAACTCCCAGTGGGGCGAGCCCCAGGTGATCCCGATCTCGGCGGTGACGCCGCCCAGGATCTCGGCCTTCGACGTGAGCGGGCTGTCGACGCGGATCTGCCACCGCTCGGTGCAGCGCAGGCTCTCGCCGTACTTGCCGGACAGGCCCGTCGGTTTCCGCTGGTAGTCGACCCATGCCATGGCGTCAGGCCCCCTCGATCGCGAATGGGGTGTCCTGCTCCTGGCTGTCCAGGGTGGCGGCGATGTCCTCGAGCACGGCGAGCTGCCGCTCCTGGACATCCGCGCCCGTGCCCCGCATCAGCCGGAACATCTCGGCGACTCCCTCGCTCGAACGCGAGTCGACGGCCTTCAGGGCCTGCGGCTCCGCGGCCACCTGGGACGCCTCGACGACCTGGGCCGCGGCTCCCTTGCCAGACTCCTCGATCTGCGAGGCCGAGGCCTGGGCCTGGGCTATCGCGCCGTCGAGGGCCGTCGTGAGCGGGCCGGCGACGGCCTGCCCGACGGGGCCAGCGTTCGCACTGAAGGCCGCGTCGAATCCGGCCGCTGCAGCGTTGACGTTTCCCGTGATGCCGTTGGAAATCTCCTCATTGAAGCCGCGAACCCCTTCCACGGCCGAATCGAGCATTGAGGTATCGAGCCCGAGGAACTTCCCTCCGGAGCGCAACAGCCTTGCGATCCCCTCGACGACAGCCCCGAACCCAAGGACGACCATTCCGAGGCCAGCCTGGGCGGCGTTGAACACGCCCGACATGAAGTTCGCGGCCCGGTTCATGAAGTCGGCCACCGCGCCCCACTGCGCGCCGACGCCGGAGAGGTACTGAAAGACCGACGAGAAGTTCTGGATGATGTAGTCGCCGATGCCGGCGAGAAACCGTGCCCCCTGGAGGATCCCGTCCCCGATGGCCTGGCCGATGTTCGCCCCGCCGATCGAGCCGACGAGGTTCGTGAATGTGTCGGCTACGTTCTTGATCGCCGGCGCGAGGTAGGCGACGACTTGCTGGACCACGCCCTGAATCGCCTTGGAGGCGAGCGTGAACGCGTCGTTCATCGCCTCCACGTCCTGGCCCTGGGCGGTCGTGAGGGCCAGCCCGAGCCGCTCGGCCTGGGCTGCCGCCTCGGCGATCCCCTCGGCTCCGCCGGCGAACATCGGGAGCAGTTCCTGGCCGGCTTTGCCGAACAAGGCCGTCGCCGCGGCGGCCCGCTGGGCCTCCGTCGGAAGGGCCGCGATAGCCGCGGAGATCGCCTGGAACCGCTCCGCCGCCGACATGCCGGCCAGTTGGTCCATCGACAGGCCGAGCGTCGCAAACGCGGCCTGGGCGGTCTTCGATCCTTGCTGGGCCTTCACGAACGCGATGTCGGCCTTCGTCGCCGCCTTCGCGATCGTGTCCATGCCGACGCCGGCCAGGTCGCCGGCGAGCGCCAGCCCCGAAAACTCGCCGTAGGTCATGCCCACGCGGGCCGCGAGCTTCGACTGCTGGTCGATCACCTCGGCCTGTGCGGCCCCCATGGACACGAGCGAGCGGACGTAGTTCCCGGCCGTGCTCGCGATCGAGCCGAACAGTTGCGCCCCCTGGATCGCGACGAGCGTGTTCATGCCCGACCGCAGTGAGGCCACGGAGGACTCCATGCGGTTCATCGCCCGGGCGGCCTGATTCACGCCCGAGACGAGCCCCGACGAGTTGGCCGTGAAGACCGCGGAGACTTTGCCGATGATCGACATGGTTTTTTCTTCTTCGTGAGCCCGGGCAGGCTCGCCAGTTTTTCGGACAGTTGGTCGTCGGTGAGCGGAACCTTTGAGCGGTGCTCGTCACCGGGCCGGTAGGTGAGCAGGAACCGCTCCTCGTCGTGCTTGTCGAACTTGCCGATCAGGGCCGCCCGGATCAGGCTCGTCATCCGACCGGCCACGAGCCACGGCTGGCCCCACGGCTCGATCAGGTAGAACGCCAGCCACTTCCGCAGTTGCCTCCGCGTGATCCGTTTCTTCAGGTCCTCGACATCCCAGACATTCATCTCCAGGGCGAGCCGGTAGGTGAACAGTTCCCACGGGTCCGCCCTCAGCCTTTTTTTTCCTCCTCCAGGGCCTCTTCGCTCGGCTCGTTGACCAGCGGCAGGCAGAAGGCCGCGAGCTCGTCGATGCCTCGCGGGTTCAGGTCGGCGAGCTGCTCGAGGCCCTCCTGGGTCTGCGGGACGATGCGCTCGCCGTGCTCGTCGCAGAGCATGATCTGGACGAGTTTCGCGGCCATCGGCTTCCCGCCGCCGATGTGGTTCCGACACCACACCCGCCACTCGTCCACGTCGGCCGAGGACGGATCGCGGACGAACACCTTGCGGCCGCCCCAGGCTTTGACCTCGTATTCGAGCGGGCCCTTGCGGGCGGCGAGATCGAGCAGTTCGTCGAACTTGATCATGATCCTGCGATTGCTCCGGTGAGTTGAAACGTGGCCGACCCCGTCGACCACTGCCCGGCCCGGCCGGCATGGTTGAACAAGACGAGGATCGCCTCGCCCGAGATCGTCGAACCGGGTGCATCAAACACGATCTGGGCCTTGAGTCCAGCGTCGGTCGACTGGAAAGACGGCGGCCCCCAGAACGTAAACGTGAGCGTCGGCGGTTCGATGCTCGTGCAGTCATACTCGCGGATCACGCGAGCGTTTGCGCCTTCGCCGACGACTTGGCTCGTGACGTTCGTCCGGTCGTAGAGCTGCCCGGCTTTGACCTCTTCGTCGAACCCGGTCAGGTAGCCGATCGGCACGCCGTCGAAGGATACGGTCGTGCCCTGCGCAGAGTAGAAGCCGGGCATGGGACCTCCCGGTCAGGATCCGGCCACGGCCTCGTCGTCGATCATCTCCTCGAACGTCGCCGTCCCTTCGAGGTAGGCGTTCAGCTTCCGGCTTTCGCCGACGGCGGTGACGCGGTAGGTGCCGCTGCCGCCGGTCGTGACGAGCTCGCCCTCCGTGCCTTCCTCGATCTCCGCGGTATCGTCCTGGGTGCGGTAGGTGATCGTGAACTTCTTCGGGTCGCGCTTCGGCTTCAGCGGCGCCCGCTTGAACACCTGCTCGTCGTCTTCGGCCAGGTCGAGCGTGCTCATGTCCACCCGCTCGCGGCTCGGGGCGGACCCTTCGCGGCTGATGTCGACACACTTGTAGGTGTTGCCGTCGAACGTGAACGTCGTTCCATGGGAGGTCAGAAAGTCGGGCATCGGTCACTCCTGGTAGCGGATGTCCACCGCAAGTTCGACGGTGTAGGTCGGTTGCTCGCGACCCTCCAGGTAGCCGGCGTCGCCGTCGCGCTCGTCCACCACCTGGCACTCGTGGATTGTCTCGCCGTGCTCCGAACCGTTGAACCTGTGGATCGCGGCCGAGATGGCCTCCGCGATCTCCCAGGCCTCGACGTAGGAGTCGGCGTAGACGACGACCTCGAACCGGGCCACCGGCGGCAGCTCGTTGGGGCCGGGCGAGTAGTCGAGCGTGTCGGCCAGGATGCCGGCCCGCTCGGTCTGCTCGCGCCGGTAGATGATGTAGGGCGGGTCGCCGCCGCCGGTCATCTCGACCGGGAACGCGTTGACGCCGGCGGCTGCCGCCTCGATCGCCGCCTTCAGCCAGTTGTGAGGCGCTCCCATCAGCCAGCCCTCCAGCCGCCGCCCTTGGAGTAGACGCGGGTCGGATTCTTGCCCGAGGCCATCTCGCGGACCGCCTTCTCCAGCGCGGCCCGCATCTCCTTTGCCAGCTTGCCGGCTGCCGGAGTGCCGTACTGCCGGCGGAACTTCTCCATGATCTGGCGCGGCTTGATGTTCTTCGTGCCGAACTCCAGCCACAAGGCTTTCCGGCTTTCGAAGCCAGCCTTGTAGCCGATGGTGCCGTACACGATCCCGCTCGCGTTCTTGCCGATGTATTTCGCCTTGGTCGTCACGGCCCGGCGCAGGGCTCCGCCGCGGACCCGCATCTTCTTCCGACTGCCGGCGACAAACCGGCCGCCGGCGTCCCGCTTGAAGCCGGCTCGCGTGTTGCGCGTCGACCCCTTGGGCGTCATCGACTTCAGGACCGGGATCCCGTCCTTCATCGTCCGCTTCATTACCGCCTGAAGGTGCTTCTTCGCGATGTGCCGCGGCAGTTCGGCGTACCTTGCGATCAGGGCCGCGATCTGCGCGTTCGGGTTGCCGCTCCAGCCGAGGCTGATCATGCCGCCTGCTCCTCGACGGTGAGCTCGAGCTCCTCGCGACGGCCGCGTTCGACCACGCCGGCGATCATCAGGATCCGGTCGTCGCGTGACACCCACCGCAGCCGCATATTCCCGGCCACGCCGGCGACGTAGCGGATCCGGACCGTGGCCTGGAGGCTGGCCCCGATCTGCCCGCGGCGGGCCTGCTCGGAGTAGGTCGTGGCCTCGTAGGACCCGTAGACCTGGCGAACGGCCTCCCAGGTCGTGACGCTCTCGCCCGCGGCGTTCCGCGTCGAGACCGGCTCCTGGATCTCGAACACCTCGGTCAGGATCCCGGACGGGATGGCCATCACCAGCCCCCATTCCAGGAACTGGCGGCGAGCAGCGTCTCGAAGGCCTGCGGCAGTTCGGCGTCGCCGTCGGTTGCCAGGACGCCGCGATGGTTGAACGAGTGGTCGACGTAGGCCAGCACGGCCGACCGGAGCATGGGGCAGATGGTGTCCCCAGGCTCGACGCCGCCCCAGTATTCAACGACCACCTTCTTCCCGAGGCCCTTGGCCAGTTCGACCTCGCCCGGCACGGCGTCGAGGTCCAGGTCGTAGTCGTCCTCGTCGAGGGCCACACCGTCGACCGTGATCGTGATCGGGTACGCGCTGGCCACGAGCAGGGGCGGAGCCGGCAGGCGGAGCGTCTTCGGGGATTCCTTCCAGGTCGCGCGGTACTGGGTCGCGATCATGGTCATCGCGAGCCGCGTCTCGATCAGCCGGCGGGCGGCGGCGATCTTCTGCTCCAGGAGCGTGTCGTGCTCCGTCTGGTCGGGCATCAGGCCGATCTGGGCCTTCGCCTCGTCGAGCGTCACCGGCTCGGCCTCGGGCCACTGGAGGACGCGGAGCGTGTCGGGTCGCATGGTCAGCCTCGCGTTTCGTAGAGGCCCGTCGGAGCCACGGCCCGCTCGGCCACCGGCCGGGCCGGCAGGTCGCCGGGATGGGCCTCCTCGGCGATCCCAGAGGCGATCAGCCGCTCGGCCATGCCGGGGGTCGCCGTGATCACGGAGCCGGCTGGCGTGCCACGGTGTTCCCGCAGGAGCCGGATCGGCTGGAGCGTCACTCGTCCTGCCACAGCGTCCTCCGGATACGGGGCGGCCGGGGGGCGGCGTCCGTGCCACCCCCCGGCCCGTTGGCGTCAGCGTCGGTCGTCAGGATCACGAGCCGGCGGCGGTCAGCTTGGCCACGAACTGCGGGTCGTGGTTCGCGAGGCCGAACCGCTGGAGGCCGCGGTAGACCACGCCGTTCGACTTGAACGCGGCGTGCTCGGAGGCCGCGACCTCGAGGCCGTTCTGCTTCAGGACCACGGCGGTCGCCATGGCGAAGTCGCCGTACAGGGCGAGCGTGCCCGCCGGCAGGCCGAGGACCCGGTAGACCGGGGCCCCCATGACCGTCGGCAGGACCCGGTCGCCGACCGGCGTGCTCTGCGAGATCACGCTCGACTTCAGCATGTGGGTCCAGCCCTCGCCGGACACGACCCAGGCCGTGTTCGACGCGCGGGTGTCGATCTTGCCGACGAGGTCGGCCAGGTCGCCACCGTCGTAGTCGGTGCCGGCCTCGACGGTGTTGCCCTCGCTCACGAGGTCGACCAGGCCGTCGATCTCCTTGTCCTCGTCGCCGTTCAGCCAGACGTTGTCGATCTTCGTCGCGACGGCGATCGAGATCTGGCGATTGAACACGGTCGCGAGGTTGGCGACGCCGGCGGCGTCGTCGAGGAGCCGCCGCGAGATCGTGACCAGTCGGCCGACCTCGTGGAGCTTGATGTCCTCGCGGCTCGTCGGCATGGCCTCGCTGTCGATGTCGGTCAGTTCCTCGACCCAGTCGGCCTCGATGTCGCCGATCTTCGGGACCTGGAACTCGTTCGACGTGGTCTGGAACAGGGTCGCGAGTTGCACGCCGACCGACTGGTAGGCGAGCGTCTCGAGGAAGCCGCGGTACAGCTCGGGCGACACGAGCTCGACACCGGCGCCGTCGTAGGTCGGGGAGGTCTCGCCCATGTTCCGGAGCTCGGCGGGCTTCGCGCCCATGCCGATCGCCCGGAGGAACGAACCGCCGGCGACGAGGTCGTCGGCCTTCACCGGGCCGCGCTTGGCGATGTGGATCGCCGGGGCCTTGCGGGCCTCGATCACGGAGGCCGGGGCCGAAGCCGGGGCCGCCGCCGTCACCTTCCGCAGCCCTTCGAGCCGCGCGTCGATCGCGTTCTCACGCTCGGCCTCGACCTCGACCTGCGCGGCGCGGGTCTCGGCGGCGGTCAGCCGCTCCTGGATCGACGCGGCGTCGGCGTCGTCCTTCGGCTCCATGGCGCGAAGGTCGACGATGGTCTTCGAGAGCGTGGCGGCCTCATCCTGAAGCCGGGCGAGCTTGGGGCTGGGCATCATGCCCTCCTGTGTTTCTGGTGACTGAAAAACCTCTCGCACGATATGAACAGCGTTCCGAATCGTGGAAGGTTCAGAGGCGACACTTGCCGTCCGGGCACGGGGCTGGCCTGATCAAGGCTGCCTGCCGACGACGGCATCTCGGATCTCGCGTTGGCCGTCCGCCAACTCGCGAAGCGTCTCGGCCTGCTTCTCCTGGGCTCGCCCGAGTCCTTCGAGCGTGGCGGTCGTCTGTCGCAGGAACGTAGAGTGAGACTCGACGACCGGCACGACGACCGTGTGGTGTAGGGCCGTCGCGGCTTCGCGAAGGCCAAATAGGAGAATGCAGACCATGACAACCGGAAACCCGAACTCGCGGGCGATGCGGATGCCAACGTCGATCGCGTCGCTCGTCTGCTGTGTCACTGGTTGTCCTCCCACCACTTCTTCACAAGTGCCTGCACGATGGCCCCGATGGCCCACCACATGAGCATGGTCATGAACGCGAACCCGGCCCGGTCGGCGTACTCGTCGCGAACGCGCCCCTCCAATACCCGCCGCACGTCGGCCCGGTTGTTAGCGGCTGCCGCCACCCAACAAGCGGGAGACATGGTCACCGCGGTCGCGACGATCTCGTCGCACCGCTCGCGGCCGAGCATGGACCGCCGGATCGGATGGGCCGCGAGGGCCTGCCAGACGTAGTCGGCGTCGGTCATCGTTTCGCGCACCTTCCGTCCCGGCATCCGCCGGCGCGTGCCTGGGTGAGAAGTTCCCGGATCTCGGCGACATGGCTCCCGGCCGTCAGCCCCTTTGACGATCCCCAGAGCACCGCGACGACCTCGCCGTCGGCGTTGAAGATCGGCCCGCCCGAGTCGCCCTGCCGGGCCGCGGCCCGGACCTCGACCATGTGGTTCGGATGCCGGCCCGTCGGCCCTACGAACTGGGTCACCTCCCCGGCCGCCTCGCGGTAGACGAACGGAGTCGGCCCGTAGCCGGCGAGCGTCAGTCGGTCGCCGACGGCCGGGGGCCGGGCAGCGATCGGCACCGGGGCGGCAGCGGGGGCCGCGGTCGCGAGGGCCGCCAGGTCGAAGGCGTCGTCGCTTGCGAGCACAGTGGCCCGGCCGCTCGTGCCGTCGGGCCAGCGGATCGTGATCGCGTCGTGGTGGCCGCGGACAACGTGCCATGCGGTCAGCACGACGGCCCGGCCGTCGCGGGCCTCGACGAGCACGCCGCTCCCGCAGTCGCGGGACGGGCCGGATCCGCACTCGATCCGGCAGACGGGCGGCCGGGGGCCGGGGGCGGCGGCCGCCGCCGGGGCCTGGGGCTCCGGCTGGTCGGGCAGCTCGCCAGCACCGTCGCACACCGGGCAGGCAAACCGCACAGGGCCGGGGCCGACGACGCGGTCGCCGTGGCAGTTCGAGCACGGGGCGGCCGAGGCCAGAGCGGACCACGCTGCCACGAGAGCGGCGGCGCGGCGGATGTCGCGCAGGAACGGCGTCGTGTCTACCTTGATGGCGATCATGGTCACCCGGCGGGCCGGCTCCAGTCATCGGGTAGAGTCACGGACGCCACGGAGAACGATCCCTCCCACGCGGACTTGGCGGTCCGCTCGGAGTCGTACCGCACGATGTCGTAGGAGTCCGGGTAGGCCATGAGCCGCTGGTCTGGCATCCACCGCGCCCACGGCACCGCGTGCCCATTGCGGCCGACCGACACGACGTAGCCGTGGAGCACGAGGCACACGGCCTGCTCGTAGGACTCCGGGAAGATCACTTCGAGCGGCCGGAAGTGCCGGGCCGTCTCCTCCCAGCCGGCCGGGAACCGCGAGACCGGCGTCCACGGGCCGCGAGACTGGTTGAATCCGCCCTTGCCGGCCGTCCCCGGCATCGCGTGCTTGAACTGGTAGTCGTAGGGCTGCACCGTCTCCGGGAGCATCCCGCGACGGACAGCGATCTCCAGAACGCGGCGGACGTTCGCCCCGCCCCACTGCCGCGGATTGGCCTCGGCGTAGACCGAGAGCGGCGACAGCCAGACGGACCCGAACTCGCGCGACTCGGGGTAGCGGTAGTCCACCCGTGGCCCGCCGAAGTTCACGCCCCGCGCCCGGTTGCGGGCGGCCTCGACGTTGGCCCGCAGGCTGTGACAGGTGCATTCGTGGGTCGGATTCTGGTTCGTGAACCGGTCGATGTAGTTCAGCCCCCACGCCCCGGCCGCGTCGTTCTCGCGTGCGCGGTCCGCCCACTCGCGCGGCTCGATCCACAGGGCCTCGGGGAACTCCCGCGAGGCGTCGCCGCAGGCGTTGCGCAAGGCGTCGGGCGTGTCCTCGATCGCGAGGCTCGCCGGGTAGCCGTCGTGTTCGGCCGGGAAGACGTCGATCAGCTTGGGGTCGATGGTCACGGCACGGCCTCCATCACCGCCGACTCGCTCGCGGGCCGCGGCGTCACGCGGAGAACCGTCCGGCCGGCCATGGCGACGATGGCCGGAAGCCCCGCCTTGCGGGCCGCATCCAGGGCGGCGCGATACTGCTCGGGAACGTCGCCGGTCCCGTCGGTCGTGTCGTCCTCGAATAGCGTCGCGACCACCTTCCGCTCACGGTTGAGCCGGTTGACCGCGACGGCCACGAACGGAGGCACGCCTCCGGCGTCCTTCTCGTAGACGTAGACCGCCGCAGTGGCGGACCCGCTCGTGTCCACGCGGCCCCACTCGACACGCGGCAGCGTCAGCAGGAGCAACCCGGCGGCGATGAGGAGGAACGGCCTCACGACTTCGGGGCCTCCGGCTTGAGCAGCTCGTCGAGGAGTTGCTGGCACACCGTCACGGCCTCGGTCTTACCCTGGTCGCGGAGCCGGGCCGCGAGGTCGATGACCAGGCGGAGGTCGTCCACCGGCGTCCGCTCGCGCCGACGGCCGAACCGGCCGCGGAGCTGCTGCGCCCCAACGAACACGCCGTAGCCGACGAGGCCGGCGGCGATCACGTACTGGGCGATGGTGAGGTATGTCATGTCTGCTCCAGGTCTGCGGCCTTGTCGGCGATCCACCCGGCCAGGGCCGCACCATCCGGGGTCTTCAGCACGGCCGCCAGGTGGCGGGCCAGTTCGTCGTCGAGGCGGTTGCCGGTCTTCGATGACAGCCACTCCAGGGCGTCAGCGATGACCTCTGCCCGCTGCCGGTCGTCAGTGGCGGCCGACAATCGCCGGCCGTAGGCAAGCACTGGAGCCCACTCCACGATCAGCCGGACGTTGTCGAGCATCTTCAGGCCCTCACGAGGGGCAACACCTGCTCCACGGCACCACTCGCCATCGCGAGCACGAGCGAACGGATCGGCGCGCGGAGCAGGATCCACACCGGCCACGCCACCGCCGGCACGGCCTTGTCGGCCACGGCGTCGAACAGGCTGGCCACAGCCTCCAGGGCGAGGGCCTTCTTCTCCGCGCCGCTCATGGTGCCGACGGTGTCCAGGGCCGTGACGACCAGCCGCAGGAGGGCCAGCATCAGGTCGCCGAACTCGGCCCACGTCAGGCCGCCGGCGGCGGCCGACTTGGCCGCCTCGACGAACGCGTGGATCTTCGAGAGCAGGCCGGCGTCGAGGTTCGTGGCCACGGCCACGGGGGCGGACGAGATCATCGGCGAGGCTCCTTGCATCCGGTGGCGATCCGCATCCGTGCGGCGGCGGCCGCTGCCGCGGCCCGGGCACCGGCGAGCGTCGAGACCTTGACGGGCGGCGTGCCCCGTGCGACCGGTGCCGCCTCGGGGATGCCCTCCGGATAGTCGTCGATCCACACGTCCACCTCGAGGCCCGCCGCGGCCGCGGCCGACCGCTTCTGGCGGTCCGTGCCGCAGAGCACGATCTGCGACATGTCGAGGTCGCCGAACGCCAGCCGCAGTTCCTCGCGGTTGGCCTCCGTGTCCTCGCGGCGCGAGATGCAGACAATGCGATTGCCGCGCCCCGTGGCGTCCATGATGAAGGACCGCCACAGGCCGGGCGCGGCGGTGAACGTCCGGTCGTAGTCGATGGAGATCATGAGCGGCTTCGGCTCGGCCCGGGCGGCGACGATGCCGCGGGCGTTCTTCCAGAGCGGGAGCGACCTCATGCCGATCGAGCTCTGCGGGTAGGCCGGCCGGCTCACGGCGGAGATGTCGTAGAGGCCCGAGGCGCGGAAGACCGTCCGCACGACGTTCCCCTTCTCATCCTCGGTCCACGTCTCGCCGTCGGGGGCGGTCGTGAACGCGAACGAGGCGGCCGTGATCGTCCGATCTTCGACGAGGATGATCAGGTCGCGGCCGTCGGTCGTCGGGGCCGGCTTGTGGGTGTAGCCCAGGCCGCGCGGCTCCTTCCGAAGTTCGAGCCGGCCGTTCGAGGTCCGGCCGGTGATCCGGGCCGGGTCGTGCTCGCGGTAGAACGGAACGTCGATCTTTCCGCGCGGGTCGTTCGGCTTGCGGTCCACGAGGCCGTCGAAGGCCGACGGGGCGAACTTCTCGCGGAAGCCCCCGAGATCCACGGACAGGGAGTCCCACGGCGGGGAGATGCCGATCAGGACCGGCTCCTCGCCGTCCCGCTTCTGGACGGTGATCGCGTCCGGGTACTCGGCCACCGGGAGGTAGCGGCGTTCAACTTCCTGCGACATCGTTTTCCTCCTGGTCGAGTGGCTCGGCGGACAGTTCCGACACCCGCTTGCCGACGGTGAACTCGGTCGGCTCGCCGTCCTGGTAGACACGGACGCTCGCGGCCGGCTCGGCCTCGGTGGCGGTGATCGCGAACGGCGAGCCCTCGACCCCGAGGACGCCGTCGATCATCAGGTGCTCGATCGTGCCTTCGCCGCCGGACCAGTAGACGTACTGGCCCTCGCGGAACCCGCCGGCTTCCGGCACGCCAGCCCCGGGCCCGCGGCCCGGCTCGGCCGGATCCTGCGCAGGCTCGGCGGTCGGCTCATCGGCCGGCGGCGCCGCCGCCACCGCCGCGGCGTTCGCGAGCGTGCTGAAGCCCAGTTGCATGAACGTCTGGTCGGCGGCCGGCTCGTCGAGGAGGTCGAAGTCCTCGAGGTCGCGGACCGTGTTCGGCGAGATCGCCCCCATGTTGAACATGGACTGGTAGAGCGCCGCCCGCGCGGCGTTGTCGCCCCGCAGCAGGCCGCGGCCGTCGAGTTTGACGTACACGTCCTCGCCGTAGACCGGCTGGAGGGCCATGTCAAAGGGCCCCTCCATCCGCTTCTGCCAGGGCAGCATGCACCACACCTGGGCGGAGAGATGTTCCTGCTCCGGATTTGAATAGCGGGCCATCTTGGCGTCGCCGAGGAGCGTGCTGGGCACGCCCCAGTGCCGGCAGATGTCGGGCAGGATCGCGTCGCGGAGTTGCTGGTACTGCGACTGCTCCATGCTGTTTCCTTGCATGGGCAGGAGTTGCATCTTCTTCGTCATCACGGCCGGGGCGCCGCGGTTGGCCCCGCCGTACATCTCGCGGAACATCGTCCGCAGTTCGTCGATGGCCTTCTCGTCGAGCTTCTCGTCGGTCTGGATCACGAAGTCGGGGCGGGCGCCGTTGCGCCAGAAGGCCGTCGCGGCCACGTCGAGCTGCCGGGCGAGGCCGATCGAGGTCGCGCACACCTCCGACGGGGCCATGCCCCAGAGGCCGTTCTCGCTCATCCACTTCCAGTGGAGGACCTCCTCCTGGCGGAGCGGAACCCAGCCGCCCTTCTCGGAGAGGAACTGGTAGCGGATCGAGTAGTCGGGAAGCTGCTCGACCTTGACGCGGGTCGGGTGCATGGGCACGAGCGTGGTCATCCAGCCGCGCTCGCCTGAGATGATCCGCGCGAAGCCGTTGCCATGGAGGGCGGTCCAGTAGCCCTGGAGCGACATGAAGTCGAACGTCGTCTGCCACGGGTTCGGCCGCTTGCGGATCGTGTAGCCGCAGGGCGGGCTGAAGTCGACCTTCCGGCCGTTGGCCTGGGTCTGCTTGATGTGGATCGGCATCACGCCCACGCCCTGGCCGATGAACCGGCACACGGCGAAGATCGACGAGACGCGGATCGCGATCTCGGGGGTGACGTGGGTCCCGATCAGGCCGCCTCCCGTGCCGACCCAGGGGGAAAGCGACGAGCCGCGGACCGAGACCATCGGCGGCGGGGCGGCCGTGCCGCGCCGCCGTGGGGACCGCTTGGTCGTGGTGGCGGTGGCCTTCTGGCGGGGCATCGGCGGTCCATCCGTGAGGCCGGCGCGTACCGTCGCCGGGCCATCAAGTGTCCGACGGAGGCCCCGAAGCGGTGAACCTGCGGCCTACCACAGGCGCACGATCCGGTAGTCGTCTGCGCTCGGCGGTTCGAGCTGCTCGTCGGCGTCGATGGCCATCGCGAACGCGTTCGCCCCCGCCGACAGGCCGTCAATCTTCTCCGTGCTCTTGCCCTTGTCCGGCTTGATCATGCCGGTGGCGTCCGTGTAGACGAGGCAGTGGTTCGCGTTCCAGAGCAGGATGGGCGACTCGTATCGGAACTTTCCCTCGACGACCAGGCCCTCAAGCATCTTGCACGGCGCGTTTAGCCGCTGGGTCGTCTGGGCGATCCCCTTGACCTCGATCCCTTCCCGCTGGAGGAACGTCGCCAGCGGCCCGACCTGCCACGGGTCGCACCCGACCTTCACGATCTTGTGATCCTGCCCGAAGGCAAGGATGTCGCGGGCGACCGTCTCGTGATCGAGCCGGGCCCCTGGCGTCACGGTCAGCCAGCCCTCGCGGATCCAGGTCGAGTAGGGGACGCGGTCCTTCCGCTCGCGCTCCTGGACGGTCTCCTCGGGAACCCAGTACCGCATCACGGCATCCCAGGATCCGTCGGCCGACTTGAACAGGAAACAGGCCGCGGTCATGTCGAGGTTCGACGCCAGGTCGACGCCGACGACACACGGCCGGCCGTCCAGGGCCTCGGGCGGGGGCCGGCGGCAGTTGGCGAACGCGTCGCCGGTGAACCAGCGGTCATCGCTCTCTACCCAGCAGTTCAAGGAGTAGCGGAGCCACTTTGAGAATTTTCGGGAATCCGTGCAGGCGTCCTCATAGTCGGAGCGGAACTCGTCCTCGGCGAATGCCTCGCCCATGGCCGGATTTGCTTTTGCCCAGACAGCCGGATCGTGAGGGTCGTCGCCGGCCTCGAGGTCGGCCCCGTAGATCAGCCCGTAGAACGAAGGGTTCACCGACGGATCCTGCATCGCCAGCTTCGCGTCCTTCCACCACTGGTAGCCGATCCAGTTCCGGTTCTCGCCGGCCGTGGAGACACTGATCACGAGACTGTTCTCGACGCCGCGGGTGGCGTACATGACGGTGTCCACGAGATCCGGCTTTGGGAACGAGTGGATCTCGTCGAGCATGATCATCCCATTCAAGCCTTCGTGTGTTTTCACGTCGGCGGAAAGGCATTTGATCTCCTTCCGGTTTGCCTTGTGCCGGATGATCGTCTTGTGCTCGATGATGTCGTACACGTCGAACAGGGCAGGGGAGGCCGTGATCGACTCAGCCACCATTCGCCACATGGTACGGGCCTGGTCGCGTGTGTTTGCCGCGAGGAACACGTCCTGGCCGGCGACGGCGTTGGCGAACTGGACGAGCTGCGAGGAGATCGTCGTCTTCCGGTTTTTCTTGGGAACGAAAACCCCGGCACGGCGGAACCGTAGCCGACCGTTCGGCCGCTTCCATCCAAACAGCGGATGGATCACGCGTTCGATATGCCAGAGCAGGGGGCGGACCTGGATGATCCGACCGTCGCCGGTGCGGTGCCGACAGAACCGCTCGATGAACTGCCGCGGGCGGTCGGCGGCCTCGACATCGAACTCAAACCCGGGGACGTACTCGGGCCGCGTCGTCGGGTCGGCGTAGAGCGATTCGGGCGGCGGGCTGATGTCAGCCGCCGTCGATGAAGGTCTGGAGCGGGTCGGCCGCCTGCCCATCGTCACCCTCCGCTGCCGGCAGCCGCGCCTCGTCGGCGGCGGTCAAGCCGAACTTCGCCGCCAGTGTGACGAAGTCGCGGCGTGAGTCACGCAGGAGCCGGGCCACGGGCGAGACCGACTGCCCCTTGTCGGTGGCGGTGATCCAGCCCTCGCGGTCGATCTGCTCGGCGAGCCCGCGGATGTCGGCGTGCAAGTGGCAGAGTTGGGCGAAGACCTCGGCATGGACCTGGCGGAGCCGGCCCTCGGCCGCGAGCGTGGGCGCGTGCATCTCCCAGAAGGCGGCGGCCAGCGTCCGCGCGGAAACGTGGGCTGGGGGAGTGACCGACTCAGGTTCACTTGACAGGCGGGACACGGTGTTCCGGCCGGTTGCGGAACGCTCGGAGTTTGGGTCGGGGAGGGGGCCTCGTCTGCCCATTTTTAGCCCTGCCTATTTTTTGAATACCCGACAGAAACTCGCGCAGAGG